AGCAGGCTCTAACACTGTCGAATATAACATTATTAGTGGTGGTGGCGGTAGTGGAAGAGACGGCGGTGGTGGCGGCGGCGGTGGCGGCTACAGGCAAGGCACTACTCCTGTTTCAGAAACAGGTTATCCCGTATCTATTGGAAGCGGAGGCGGCGGCGGTGGCGGCAGTGGCTCTGGTTCTCAGGGTGGAAGTTCTTCAGTTTTTTCAGTTACAACTCCAGGTGGGGGTTCTGGTGGCGGAGGCCCTAACGGACCCGGTGGTAGTGGCGGAAGCGGCGGCGGCGGTGCTTTCCCTAGTAGAGGTGGCGGATCTGGTTCTTACGGAGGAAACGGTGGAAGTGGAGCGCCTGGTGATGCCGGAGGCGGCGGCGGTGGAGCTTCAGGAACAAATGGAAGTAACGGATCTAATAATGGTAACGCATCCGGAGGACCTGGTGTAACGTCTCCTGTTGATGGAGTAGCTTATGGTGGCGGCGGTGGCGGCGGTCACTGGTCTGGACCAGGAGGAACTGGTGGTGGAACACCAGGCGGCGGTGGAAATGGCGGTGGAAATGGCAGTAATGCTTCACCTGGTACAAATGGACTTGGTGGCGGAGGCGGCGGCGGAGGTCGTTTAGATAATACAGTTGGAGGAGTACCGGGAGGTAGTGGAGTTGTACTAATCAAGTATAAATTTCAATAATTAAATTATGGCTAATTTTGCAGAAATAGATTCAAATAATGTTGTTTTAAACTTAGAAGTAGTTGACGATGCTAATTGTTCAATAAATGATGTTGTTAATGAAGCTGAAGGACAACAATTTTTAAATAATATACATAATAAAAGTTCTACATGGAAATTATTTGATATAGATATGATAGGTAATGTTCATAGTAACGGTGGAACTCTTTTTAGAAAAAATGCTGCAAGTATTGGTGGAACATATGATTCAACTAGAGATGCATTTATAGCAGCTAAACCTTTTAATTCTTGGAGCTTAGATGAAAACACTTGTTTATGGAAAGCACCTGTAGATGAACCATCTTATGAAAATCAATTTTATAATAATGGTGAAGATAAATATCTTATGTATTGGGATGAAGATAATTCTAGATGGTTAGCAACAGGAACATCTGATCAACAAACTTATGTTTGGAACCCGGATACTCAAGTTTTTAGCTTACTTACTTAAAAGTATAAACGATAACAATTCTTTCTCCTTTTTTTGGGAAAAAACCTGCATGTGGAAAACTATTAAAACAAACACCTTTATATTTTTCTGGTGTTATTTTTTTTAAAACTTTTGTTTTAGATTTATTATATATAATAGTAAAAGCATCTTTAACTGTATTCAAATAAACTAATAATTGTTTATGTGGAAATTCATGATCTACATGAATTGGAGAACATTTTGAATTATTATTATAAGAAAAATTTACAGCTATTCTAAATACTTCTTTGTAATTAATATTATTTTTTTTAGTAAATTCATTTAATATTTTAATAAAATTAGAATAATAAACAGAATTAATTTCATTTTTATTTTTTCTTTCTTCTATTCTTTTTAAAACAACATGGGACATAAAGTTATTATTATCTTTGACAACAGCATTTTTATTTAGAAAAAAAGGAAAATTATTTCCTAAAATAATTGTTTCTATAAAGTTTATACTTTCTTTTTTTAAAAAATTTTTATCTTTAATTAAATTCATTTATTTATAAGGATATCCAATTGTCCACGCTACTAATGAAAGTCTTTTACCTTTAGTAACTGGAGTTACTCTATGTTTTACAAAAGAAGGAAATACAACTAAAGAACCTGGCTTAATTAATTCTGTGCATTGAAAAACTCCATTAGGGGTTGCAAATTCTAATACACCACCTTCATATTCTTTTGGGTCATTTAGTAAAATTGACATAGATAGTTTTCTTATTTTACCGTGTCTATCTTTATCTTTTGGACTATAGTAAGGTTGTTCAAATTGATCTTCGTGCCAGCCATAATATTGATTTTTACCGTAGATAGTAAATTGAATTTGTTCTGTAAAATCAATATCAAAATTCCAACCAGCAGAAATATTTGCATTTGCTAAATAAGGATGTATTAAATCATAAATCCATTTTTTATGTAACCATTTAATATGGCAATCTCTTCTTTTTTTTAAGGTTTCTAATTTATTTTTATTTTTTAAATCTTTTTTTGAAATGCTACCAGTTAAAGCTATTTGTTTTTTTTCTTTTTTGGATTCTTTTAAAATATCTTTTATAATATCTTTAGATATCCCATCTTTATAAAACCAATAATAGTATTTTAAAATCATTTAATTAATTATTATTGTTAGATAACGTTTCTAAAATTTCTTTATGGGATTTAGCAAATTTAAGTTTTTGGTTAGTAGATTGAACGTAAGATTTTAAATCTTTTATTTCGTAATATTTGTTAGAAGTTTTATTTATGAGTTTAATTCCTTCTGCTACTTGTAAATAATTTTCATAACAAAATAACCTATTTTCTGCTGCGTATAAACTCATTATATCAAAATGAGTAAAGTTATTTTTTAACCTGTTTAAAATAATTTTAACTTTTTCCGGTGTTTCAGTAATTTTATTAAACGATTTCCAAAAAGAACTATCTTTTCTTTTTGTTAAATAGTGAAAATATAAAAAATCTACTATTTCATCAAAAGTACCATTTATAAGTTTATTATATATATCTATATCAGATTTATTTAAAGTGTATAAACTAGGTACAAAATGAAGTAATGATTCAAGTTGAAAAATAGTCAAGAAAATAGATGTAGCTTCTAATGGTTCTGTAAAAGAATAAGACAATCCAACAGATATGCAGTTATTGATCCAAGAGTTTTCTAATCTTCCAGCTTCAAAATTAATAGGTTTATTAACTTGTATAATTTGTTTTTTAAAAAGAGATTTAATTTCTTTAATTGCGTCTTTATCAGAAACAAAATTAGAATCAAACACATAACCGGCTCCTATTCTATGTTGCAAAGGAATTTTCCAAAGCCAACCATATTTCATACATATTGCTTGTGTGTAAGGTTTTATTTCTTTTTCAGTTTTTAAAAAGAAAGGTATAGCTCTTTTCATAGGAAGATATTTACTATAAGATTTAAAATTATCTTTTTGTTTTTTACCATTAATTAATCTAGCAAAACCAGTACAATCAAATATAAAATCACATTTATACGACTTACCATTCATTAATTTTATTTTTGATATTTTGTTTTTAACAAAAGAACAGTCTTTATATTCACCTATTACAACGGTACCACCTCTTTGTTTAAAAATATTTTCTAAATAATCTGCTAGAAGTCTAGCATCAAAATGTAAAGAAAATCTACAATTATATAAATCTACTTTATTTTCATAAGATAATTTTGAAACGTATCTATAATCTTTAAAAGGTTTTTTAGTATTTAATAAATGTTTTAATAAAAAGCCGTAAGTATTATTTCCAAAAACATTTTGGATATTAAATACACTATCTTCATTAAAAGAATGAAAATATTTATCGTTATCATTATTCCAATTTTCAAAACTAATGCCGTGTTTAATAGTTCCTTTTGTTTCCGACATAAGTTTTAAAGGATTTATATTTAAAAAAGATAGAAAAGTATTTATATTAGGAACTGATCCTTCACCTGCTCCAATAATACCTATCTTATCGCTTTTAATCAGTGTGACTTTAGATTTAGGAAAAACTTTTTGACAAAAAAGAGCTGTCAACATTCCCGCAGTTCCTCCTCCTACAATTATAAAATTTTTCATAAATTAATTTCTTCCTCTAAATTAGCAAACGGTCCATTTAAATCTACATAGTGTAAAAATATTTGATGATGCCATGATGTATTTTTTTCTTTAAATTTTTTTCTAGAGTGAGTTATTTCTCCACCTTTATATATTACCGCATCTCCTTTTTTTATATTTATGGGTTTATTTGCCATATATAATGGCCAAAAATATTTTTTATTTTTATATTTATAATTTAAAGTAAGAGAACAACTTATTTCACACGCTGGTCTATCTCTATGTGGTTTTAAATCAGCACCTTCTATGTATATTCTAGAATAAGAATATATTGGTTTTAATTTTAATTTAGTAGCTTTTTCAATTTTAGGTTTTACGTAATGTAATAATGCTCTCATAACTTCATCATTTCTAGAATGAATCGCTGGAGAATTTGTTACTTGAGGATCAGAAGGAAAATTTTTCATTTTTTCAAATAACCAGTTTGTAGTAAAATTACACATATCCTTACTAACTACATTTTTAATATAAAGGTATTTACTTTTCATACAAATTTTGCTTTCTAGTTTAATAAATTATATAACATATATAACATATAAGTAAATACTTATGAAATTTGTTGACAAATTAGACAATGTAAACTATGCTAGTTCAAAAGAAATCCAAGATGAACTTTGGCATGTCGAAGGAATAATTAGAAATAGAACTAATCAAAAACTTAAATTTGATTTAAGTCCAGTAATTAAATTCAAAGAAAACGATTTTGGTAAAGTTGGTTATTTTAAATCTAAAGCTGATAAAATGGTTTTTGAAACTATAAATCAATGGATTATATTTGATACTGAAGAGCTGCATAATTATGTTAAATCTAGTAATAAAAGAGATTTTAACATAGATGAATTACTAAATAATTTATCTTGGAATTTAATAATTGATAAAGTAGAGTAGAATTATGCTACAAAAATTAGGATTTTTACCAGGTTTTAACAAACAAGTTACATCTACAGGAGCTGAGTCACAGTGGACTGATGGTGAAAATGTACGTTTTAGATATGGTACACCTGAAAAAATAGGTGGGTGGTCTCAATTAGGAAATAGTAAACTAACAGGTGTTGCAAGAGGTTTACATCATTTTGTTAATAAAAATTCAATTAAATATGCTGCTATTGGTACAAACAGTATTTTATATGTTTATTCTGGTGGTGTGTATTATGATATACATCCTCTAGTTAATCCATTAGGCACAGCTATTACAAATGCATTTAGCACGGTTAATGGATCACCTACTGTTACTATAAGTTTTGCTGGAGCACACGGTTTTATAGCAGGAGACATAATTTTATTTGGTGATACAACAACTTTCAGTGCTATTACTAATTCTAATTTTACAGCTACAGATTTTGCTGATAAAAAATTTATGGTGACTTCTGTAATAGATGCTCTCACAATTACAATTACAATGCCTAGTAACGAAACAGGAAGTGGAGCCAGTACTTCTGGAGGTATAACTTATTTTAGATATTATAACGTAGGTCCCGCAGAACAAGCAGGTGCTTATGGTTGGGGTATATCTTTATGGGGTGGAAATGTTACTGGACCAATAACAACTACTTTAAATGGATCACTAAGTGCTAATGCATTTGGTACAGGTGGTTCAGGAACAAATATTACACTAACAAGTACAGTAGGTTTTCCAACTACCGGAACAAACTTTATACAAGTTGGCACAGAAGAAATTTCTTATACCGGAGTAGCGGGAAATGATTTAACCGGTATTACTAGAAATGTTAGAGGAACTACAAACGCGTCTCACTCAAGTGGAGATACTGTAACCAACACATCTAGTTTTACAGGATGGGGTTCTGCTGCGGTCAATACTGATTCAGTACTAGATCCCGGTTTATGGTCTTTAGATAATTTAGGAAGTACACTAATTGCTTTAATACACAATGGTGAGTGTTTTCAATGGAACGGTGATTTAACTAACGCAACTGCAACTCGTGCAACTATTATTAGTGGTGCACCAACAGCGTCACGTGATATGTTAGTCTCTACGCCAGATCGTCACTTAGTTTTCTTTGGAACAGAAACAACTATTGGTGATAAAAATACACAAGACGATATGTTTATAAGATTTTCTTCTCAAGAAGATATTACAGACTATACTGTAACATCTGAAAATAGTGCTGGTTCACAAAGACTGGCCGCCGGATCACGGATCGTGGGTGCTAAACTCGGTAGAAATGCAATATATATTTGGAGTGATAATTCATTATTTACTATGCGTTTTGTTGGTGGAGATTTTATTTTTGCGTTTGAACAAGTTGGTAGTAACTGTGGATTGATAGGACAGAACGCAGCTGTTGAAGTTGATGGTGCTGCGTATTGGATGTCTGACAATGGTTTCTTTAGATACACTGGTAAATTAGAATCTATGGATTGTTTAGTTGAAGACTATGTTTATGAAAATATAAATACTTTATCTAGTCAATTAATTTATTGTGGTATTAATAATTTGTTTGGTGAGATTACATGGTTTTATCCAACAGCGGATTCAAATGTTAATACAAGAGCAGTTACATATAGTTATTTAGACTCAACAGCTAAAAGACCTATATGGTTTACAAATGCTAGTAGTTTATTTTCTAGAACAACTTGGCAAGATTCTGCTGTGTTTGGTTTACCTCATGCAACTCAATACGATGCAGGTGATGATGCTTCGTTTGACGTAGTTGGAAACACAGACGGTGTTACCTATTACTATGAACATGAAACAGGAGTTAATCAAATAAGAGGAGGAGCTACAATAGCTATTCCAGCTAGTATAACATCTGGTGATTATGACATTACACAAAAAGTTGTTAGAGGTGCAGCAACTAGTTTAGGTGATCTTAGAGGTGATGGTGAAAATATTATGAGAGTTAGTAGAATTATACCTGACTTTATTTCTCAACAAGGAAACTCCATTATACAATTAGATTTAAGAAATTATCCTAATGATACAGCAGCAAGCTCATCACTAGGTCCTTTTACAGTATCATCTTCTACCGATAAAGTAGACACACGTGCAAGAGGAAGAGCGATAGCTCTTACAATATCCAATACTGCAGTAGATAGTAGTTGGAAACTAGGTACTTTTAGGTTAGATATACATGCTGGAGGAAGACGATAATGGAACAATTAGTAATGGCTATAGCAATACCATTAGCAAAACAATACGGCATGAGTAAAGCTATAGACATGGCATACGAAAAATTAGGTATAGCCTCTCCAGAACAATCAGAAATTGATATATTTACTGGTGGTGGAATTAACCCAGCTTTTTCTGCTGGTAATTTAACAAATATGTTTAAAAGAGCGGGAGTAAGATTAGGAGCAAATACTTTGATGAGCAACATGCCTTCAGGTATATTACCTCTTGTTGGATTTACGGGTGCAGCAACTTTAGCAAATAAATATAGAAAACAACTTACCGGTTATGATACACAATCTGCATACGACGAAGCTAGAGATAGAAGAGTAGCAAATAAAAGATTAGATAACATTACAAATAGAATGCTTGATGATAAAAAATATGCAAACTATGAAGAGGCATTACTAGATAGTGATGCAGGTGCAGTAGAGATTGATGGTACCATTTACTCAGGTCCTGATTATTCTCCGACAGAACGTGATGATAGCAAAGACAGTGGTCCAACAACAAGTTCTAGTGTAGGATATAATAAAGAGGACTCAAACAGAGAAAGCTATAGAGGTAGGTATTCTGAAGGAGGCATTGCAAGTTTATGGCAAAGATAGTTCAAACATTAACAAGAGCAAGTGATGAGTACGAAGTAGATGTAGCACAATCGTTAGTCAGAGATTTAGATGCTGTTATTGAAAAACTTAATACATCGTTTCAACAAGAATTAAAACAAGAGATAGAAGCTAGAAGTTTCTTTTTAGATTAATGGCAGTAGTAAACCAATATAAATTTGTAGGTCTAGACAACAATACAAGTGGTGGAGCACTTACACCTTTGGGGTCTGGTAATCCTTTGGTTAGTGAAACATATGTTATTAAATCAATATTAGTTACATCAGCCGGTACACCTAGTGTGACTGTTACAAACAACAGTATTACAGCTATAAAATCTGCAGCTTTAACTGCTAATGTTACAACAGAATTATTAACCCAACCGCTAATAGTTGAAGGTGGAAAAGCCTTTACAATACAATCAAGCACTGCAGATTCGTTTGACGTAGCTATTAGCTATTTAAATATCAAGAAAGAGGTAGTATCGTAATGAAAGTATACAACGCTAAAGTAGAAGAAACTTACAGACACAAGGAAACTGGAGAGATTTTTAAAGAAAAAAAAGACTGGGAAGTCAAAGGTTACAAGCCAGAGGAGATGGCTCAGGACGTAAAAGTTATCATGCCACCTCTTGATTTGTTCAGTAAAACAAAGTAAACTAGTAAAACCATGGGAATAGAAGATATACAAATTTCAGAAGAACTAGAGACTAACGCACCATCTATAAAATATAGTGGTAAT